TGTATTTCCAAATGCAAAGCGGCGACGGTCCGGTTATTGGCACACTGCTAGAACAATGGAATACAGACGATGATGAGGGATTTAATAAGCACCAGATGGCCGAGCTCCAGATCCTTAAATTCCAAACCGTCGAGCAAGTGGCTACAGCTTCAGACAGCCAGCTTCAGCGCATCGGCATGGGCGGGGCTGGATTGAGAGACAGAGCACGCGCCTATCTGACAAGGAAAAACCAATCCGCGAATACCACCGAGCTGGAAACCACGCGCCGCGAGCTGAACGAGCTCAAAGAACAGATGGCGATGCTGATGGAAACTAGAAAACCCGGCAGGCCGCGCAAAGAGGCGTAAATATGAGCAGCACAATGCTCCAGTTGGTGCAGCAAGTAACAAACGAACTAGGTGTCTCGGCGCCGGTGTATGTCGCTGGCAATACCAATCAAGATGTAACGCAAATTCTTGCGCTGATGAACGCGACGGGTTACGAGCTGCTGCGCCGGCACAACTGGCGCGCAATGACCAAGCAAAAGGCTTTTTATACTGAGTATCTGACCACTACCGGCAACTGGACCACGGCAGCCAGGACAATTACCGGCATTCCCAGCACCGCAGGGTTGGACACAACCTACCAGGTGCAAGGGACTGGCATCAATCAAAATACGTTTATAGAATCTGTGGACAGTTCGACGCAGGTTACTCTTAATCAAGACTTTGCTGCCGCTGGCGGGGCTTCTGCTACGGCTTATTTCCAAAAAATGAAGTATGACTTGCCGAGCGACTACGAGGCGTTGGTGCCGCGCACGATGTGGGACAAATCGAAGCATTGGGAAATGTTGGGGCCAGAGGACGCGCAACAATGGGAATGGTTGCTTTCGGGCTACATCAGCACCGGACCGCGGATCCGCTGGCGCCTGCTGGGAGCTTATTTCCAGATATGGCCGGGCACTTCTGCTGCTGAATATCTAGGTTTTGAATACCGATCTAACGGCTGGGCTAATTCTGCCGCTGGCGCCGTAAAGACCAGCTTTACGGTGGACACCGACACAACGATCTACCCTGATCGGCTGATGGTGCTGTCCACGAAACTAAAGTATTTTGAGGCTAAAGGCTTTGATACGACCGCTATGTATCGCAATTATTTGTATGAGCTTGAGGCGGCGATGGCGCTAGATATGTCGGCTGCCAATCTGAGCTTTGCACCGCGGCCTGGCACTGTGCTAATCGGATACGACAACATTCCTGACAGCGGATATGGCCCAAATTAACCAACTGGTGCAAGGCAATGCGGCGCGGGTAGCGTCTCTCCCGGCGCCAGTTGGTGGCTGGAATGCAAGAGATTCCATTGCAAATATGGAACCGATTGATGCTTATCAATTAACAAATTTATTCCCATCTGTAAGTAATGTTGTTCTGCGCGGAGGTTTCGAGAACTGGGCAACTGGCATAACTGGGCAAGTGCAGACGTTAGTTAATTACTCAACAGGGACTGCTGATAAACTTTTTGCTTGGGCTGTAGGATCTATTTTTGATGTAACAGTGCAAGGTGCTGTCGGCGCAGCGGAAGTGACTGGTTTAACTAATGCAAAATGGGAACACATTAATGTCACCACTGCTGCGGGCAGTTATCTCTATTGCGTAAACGGTGTAGATGCTCCATTGCTGTACGATAATTCTACGTGGGCAAGCATTACCGGCATTTCAACAATTGCAATCACCGGCGTTACAACCACAACTTTAAGCAACATTTCGTTGTTTAAAAACAGAGTGTGGTTTATACAAAAAGACACGCTCAAGGCATGGTACCTACCAACCAGTGCAGTGGGGGGAGCGGCGCAAGTTTTAGACATGAGTCAAATAGCCAAATACGGCGGCACGCTTGTGGATTTAGACACCTGGACGCTGGACGCTGGTTATGGCGCTGATGACAATTTAGTATTTGTGACCAGCAACGGAGAAGTAATTGTCTGGCGCGGCACTGATCCGGCAAGCGATGCTACGTGGGCATTGGCCGGTGTCTGGAAACTAGGTTCTCCTGTAGGCAGTCGGTGCATGATGAAATATTCAGGCGACCTGCTGATAATTACGCTGGACGGACTGCTGCCGCTGGCATCTGCGTTGCAGAGCTCCCGGCTGGATCCGCGGGTGGCTTTGAGCAATAAGATTCAAGGCGCTATCACCACGGCGACGGTCAACTACGGTTCTAATTTCGGCTGGGAAATACTGTATTCCTCGAAAAACAACGCGTTGTGGATCAATGTGCCGGTTGCAGAAGGGCAGCAACAGCAATTTGTGATGAACAACATTACCAAAAGCTGGTGCAATTTTACCGGCTGGAATGCAAACTGCTGGGAAACTTTTAATGACGATCCGTATTTCGGTGGCAATGGCGTAGTCTGTAAAGCGTGGGATGATGGGTATATTGATGGCACATCAAATATATCTGCAAACGCATTTCAAGCGTTTAATTATTTTGAAAGTCGCGGCGTAAAAAAATATTTTACTCGCGCTCGGCCAAGCATTTTTACAAATGGCGCGCCTGCAATATTGATGGGAATGAATGTAGATTTTGATACTCAAGATACTGCAGCATCAATATCTATAGCAAGTTCATCGTACGGGCGTTGGGATGTTGGCACCTGGGATTCTGCTATTTGGGGAGCTAGTTTAGAGATTACAAATAATTGGCAAGGCATTACCGGGATTGGTTACTGCGGATCTATTCAATTTAAAAGCGCCAGCAGCGGGCTGCAAATTGAGTGGGCATCTACTGACGTTGTATATCAGACCGGATGGGCAGGAATATAGTATCAGGGCCAGATGTTGGCCATTGGGTTGCAAAACGTGTTGACGGTGGTTTTTTTGAGGGCAGGGCAACGGCAATAGGATTAAAACGAGATGATGAGATTATCGCAGGCGTAATTTACGAAAATTGGAATCATCAATCTATTTGGTGTCACATTGCAATTGAGGGGCAATTAACCCCATCATATTTAGCGGCAATATTTGATTATCCGTACAACATCTGCCAAGTCGAAAAAATTATCGTTCCGGTCAACAGCAACAATGAACAAAGCGCAAAAGTGGTAACCAACATGGGATTTACAGAAGAAAGCAGGATTAAAGAAGGTTGCCCAGCGGGGGACATTGTTTTCTACACGCTGCGCCGCGATGACTGCCGGTTTTTAAATGAACGCTACAGCAAAAGGATTAATCATGGGTAAGTCCTCTCCGTCACCACCACCAGCGCCAGATTATGCAGGTGCTGCCGCAGCACAAGGCGCAGCAAACGTTGAAACTGCCCGGTTACAGGGTCGCATAAACAATCCAAATATTATTGGTCCTCTCGGCGGGCAGACTGTTACTTTTAACGCAAACGACCAACCGACTGTAACCCAAACATTGACGCCTGCCTCGCAGGCCACGCTGGACGCACAACAGCGCGTACAAAGATCATTAGCAGGGCTTGGCGAGCAAGGCGTTGGAACCGCGCAAACTGTTTTGCGAAGCGCATTTAATCCAAACCTTCCTGGGTTGCAGACAAACATCGGCAATGCTGGACAAATCCCGCAAACGCCTAATTTAAGCAGTTATGGTCAGGCAAGCGGAAATCTTGGTAATGATCGTTTTGGCCTTCAGAGTATGGGAGGAAAAAGTCAAATTCCTCCAGCTTTTGATGCGCTTTATACTCCTGATGGGAATCAACAATTAAAGGGGCAAGAGACAAGAACAACAGGGTTTCCAAGTCAAGACAGAATGCTGCAAAATGGCACAGGCGTGTCAGGGTTCAATCGACAGCCGCCGCCGATGCTGGATAACGCAAGGCAAAACCCGCAAGCGCCAGAATTGAGCGTTTACGGCATGGCTGGCGCTGGCCCACAAGCTGGTCAATATGGATACGCTGGCGGGCTAAACACTAGCAATATAGCCGCTATGCCGGTAAATGCAGGTATGACCGGCCAGCAAGCGATTATGAACCGCCTGGCGCCACAGCTTGAACGATCTGATGCGGCGATGCGGCAGCGGTTGGCAAATCAAGGTCTGGTTTCAGGTGGCGAAGCATTTGAAAACGCTATGATTAGCCAAAACCAGCAAAAGAACGATCTGCTGTCGCAGGCCGCGCTGCAAGGCATTGGGCTAGATACAGCAGCAAACGCGCAAGGATTTAATCAAGCATTGCAAGCTGGGCAATACGGCAATCAAGCAATAGCGCAAAACTTTGGCCAAGGTCAAGCTGCAAACGCCGCTGGAAACCAAGCTGTTAATCAAAATCAGCAAGCTGCATTAGCTCAATATCAAGCGCAGCTCGGTGGTCAGCAACAAGGTTTTGGTCAAAATGTTACGCAACGGCAGCTTGGCAATCAGGCAATTGCACAAAACCAACAAGCAGCATTGCAACAACAGCAAGCTGCCCTAGCCGCGCAAAATCAGCAATACAACCAGCTTTTGCAGGGCGCACAGTTTGGCAATACCGCACAACAACAAAGTTTGCAACAGCAGCTCGCGCTGCGGAATCAACCTCTAAACGAGATCGCTGGCTTAATGAGTGGCTCGCAGATCCAGATGCCGCAATTCCAAGGTTACCAGGGCGCGAACGTGGCGGGGACGCCGATCTTTGCTGGGGCGCAAGCAGCAGGGCAGGCTGCGATGGATCAATACGGGATCCAGTCGGCAAATGCAAATGCTCAGAATGCGGGGCTTTACGGAATGCTTGGTACTGCTGGCGGGTTGGCTGGAATGAAGTATTTTTCCGACCGTCGTTTAAAGTCTAATATTGATCGAATTGGAACGCACCCGCTTGGAATTGGAGTTTACGAATACGACATTTTTGACCGCAGGGAGCGCGGATTGATGGCTGATGAAGTTGAAGCCGTAATGCCGGAGGCTGTAATGCTGCATCCAAGTGGATACAAAATGGTTGATTATGGGATGCTGACATGAATTCAACCTACAATTTCAATCCTGACGACAAGCGCATGCAGCTTGCCGCGTTGCTGCAAGACCCGACGCAGCCTTACAAAAGGTATAGCGGACCGATGGGTGCACCCAAATCAAGCGGCGGCATGAACGACATGATTATGAAAATGATGATGCAGAATCGTGGTGCGCCGGTTGTTGATAAATCAACGCAATACGACCCAAATTCACAAAATTTCACACCGTCTTAGAGGCTCCAAATGGCCGAAAACAAACTATACAACTTTAACCTGCCCAGTCCTTACCAGGCAGAGCTGGCAAGAATAGCTGACCAGCAACGCATGGCAGAGATGCTACAGGCGCAGTCACAAGCGCCTACAGAACGTTACAGCTACAAAGGCATAGAGGCGCGTACACCATTTACTGCGGGGCTGGCAAAGGCTTTACAGGGCTTTGGTGGGGCATACTTTCAAGGGCAGGCAAGGCAAGAAGAAAAGGCGCTGGGTGAAAGGTATAAAAAAGAATCGTCAGATATATTGCGGAAAGCGTTTGAAGCTGGCGCCGGGACTCCTGCGGTTGCAGGTAGAGATATTTCAGAATCAAGTTTTGTCCCTAGCGGATCTGATCTTACCGATCAGGTGCC